ACGCAGTGAAATCTGCCGCTCCCCCGGCATACAGCGCAGTCGCCTCCCCTGTTACCCCAGCAATAATCGCGTTTCGAGTAATCTGGTCCGCGTGTAGGTCCGCGTTCTCAGCCATGCGGTCCCGCGACATATTCAGGGTATCAAAGATACCCGTCATGCCGAGGACATCGCTGATTTTCACCAGCATTCCGTACTGCACGATTGTCGCCTCGACGTAATCAAGGCCCACTTCTGTGTAGGTAGTCAACGGCACACCTTCATTAAGTGTGCTTACTTCGCTGGCTGCGCCTGCTTCTTGCCGAAAGAAACGCATGGTCTTTGAACCTGCGTTCTTCGGGAATGATTGCTTTAACCCAAATTGGTCAAGCACTGTTAGTTGACGGGCGCGGGACAACAATTTCCGATTAAAAATCGTTTGAAATTGATGTGCTAACTCCGTCGTAGCAATAGTCATCAGAGCCATTTTCTATTTGGCCTTTCTTGTTGAAATTAGTATTTGGTTCATGGCGTTCAGACAGTCGAATTGAGAGTCACGCCTAACCCTCTCTTCGCGGTATTCAGATGCGCCCTGTTTCCGGCGAAATTCATTTCAAACTGACCTGTAAGCTGATCAGGTGTCTTGCAATTCTTGGAGCAGTTACAACTAAGGTGGACAACCTGAAGATTGGCGATATGTCCCGTACCGCCCTTAGCTAGAGGAATAACGTGATCGTAGGTGCGGTCTGACTTCGGCATATTCTTGCCGCAAATTCCACACTTCATTTTGGCGCAGGAACTAATCAGTTGAGCGAGCACCGTGGAACTGATGGAATCCGTTGATTCCGTGTTCCTGACTAACTCTCGGCGCCGTTTAGATTTGATGGCGCACGCCGGGAGATTCTTAACCATCCACCGCTTGAATTTGGCTGCCACTTTATCTGGGTTCTTCTTTACCCATTTCTTAGCGTAACCATATTTCTTTTCAGGATTCGCCTTCCCCCATGCTGCGGCCTTGGCGATCAACTTAGACTTATGGAGTTGGTAATACTTCCTGAAGTACGCACTTCGTTTAACTGCGTAAGCCTTTTCATACGCCTTAAACTTATCAGGATTCGCTGCCCGGTAAGCCCGGTGATATTCTGCGTTATAAGCCATTATTTAATGGACTGCATTGGAATCGAACTCCTGCGCTGCCCGTCTGATGAAGGCGTCGGCCTCAGCCTCAGACATATTTTCCAAAGTTTTCTTAGCCGGTGGGCCTGCGATCCCGCCCGGTGTCGGAGAAGTCAGCCCGTTCAGCCTTGTTACTTCTTCTTGGGCTTTCTTAAGTTGTTCCCGAAGTGTCGGCGCTTCTTTCGCGTCCAGTCGTAGCTGCGCTATCTCGCGGGCTTGCTTAAACCCATCCGGCAACATTTGAAACACTGCTCCGTGGGTCTTGAGCAGGTTCAGCAATTCAACGGCAATCGGAGCATCCGGTTTAGCCAAGTCGGGCATGGCCTTTATCTCGGCTTCCATGTTGGCGACCCAACCCTGATTATGTTGCTCTTTGGCTAGCTGTTGGGCTTCCTGCTGTTCGACCGCGTAAAACTCACTGGCATTAGCAAACGCTTGCTCGGCTAGTTGATCGTTCTTGTTGAACTCGTCCAGAGCAGTTTCATCCCCGGTTTCTGAATACCGTTTGAACGCTTCGCGGGAAGCCGTCTTGAAATCTTCCCCGGCCTGCCACAGTTGCTGAGACGAATACTCCCTTGGTTGCGGAGCTTGCCGCTGCTGTTGAGGCTGGCGGAATTGCTGTTCGCGTTGCTCAAGTTCCTGCCGACGCGCAGCCAGTTCCTCTTTCTCCCGGTTCAGATTCTCCCAGGATCGAGCTTTGCGCTCCTCTTCCCTTTGTTTCTTTTCCCGCTGCTTGGCTGCGTATTCGCTCTCCTGACTCTCTACAGGGGCTTTTACGGCCTCTGTTGGGGCATTCTCGTCTAGCTTGCGCTCAGCTTCCGGTATATCCTCGCCCGCCTCGGTCTTTGTGAACCGGCCAAGCTCGTCCCTCGGACGTTCCGGTTTGTCCTCGGTTTTTACCCCAATCTTTTCGGCTAGTTCGGTCGGAATATCCTCGCCGTGATCAACTTTGTTTGCAGCCTCACGCAAAGCAGCGTCTGCCGCGTCGAAATCTTCGGGTAAATCCTCGCTTTTGATGACTGGATTAGCCAGCACCGGAGGAAGTTCAGTCTCTAGTTCGTCTTGCATAAAGTTAGGCTTCTACGACCTCCATTTGATCCAGTTCAGTCGTAGCCGCTTGCGGTTGTTCTTCTATCTGCGGGTAATGCGCTTCAATCGCTGCGATACATGCCGTCACCCCTCTTGCGTCCCCATTCTTGGCCCCTGAATCCTGGCAGGCTGCCAACGCCATTTTGATGGCGAAATTAGACAGCCGCATTCCAAGCTTCTTGCCTGTGACAGACTCGAAAAAGAGCTTGGTGTTTCTGGCGTCCTCTTCGGTCCAGAAACTGTCTGAATCAGACTCGGCAAAGTACCGAGCGTTCCGACTCAGTTTCCAAGCAGATTTGAAGTAGCTCCAGAACATTACGGAGAAGCGGTCGGAGTTGCTGTCGGAGTAGGCGACACGGAAACAGTGGCTCTCGCCGTTAGATCGTATGCGTACCAAAAATCTCCGGTAACACAGATCGCCAGCACGCCCTTGGAAGCGGGGATGATTACGCCACCATTCGTGGAGCCACCGTTAATCTTGCCGCCTTGCGCCGGGAACAGATTGCAAGCCGTAGCTGAGCTATTGATTAGCCAGACGACTTCCCCGGCAACACCGGTATATAGCTGAACCCCTTTTAGCGCGCTGTCGGAACTGACAACATGGATGGTGCCAATGCCAAGGTCTGCGGCCCATCCGAATCCGCCGTCTATTCCGTTGGCCGGGACTGGAGTCGCGTAGGTCTTACGCATTCCTGCATCCCATCGTTTAAGTTTGGTTGGGCTTTTCTGGACTTCAGCCGTAAAAGCTGACCAATCTGTTCCCTGGCCAACCCCGGTAACGGAATTGATTTCAGCGTAACAGATTGCGACGGTCAGCCCGGTAACGCCCAGGATGATTAGGAGTGAGTTAATTGCTTTCTTCATTGGTTCTCTTTCTGTTTGGTTAAGCTGCTTTGGTTAAAAACCTCATGGCGGACGCAAGTTCACCCTTGGTTGCGCCATGAGACTTGATTTCGTTGAGACGAGTTAGGAACTCCGTGCACAGGCTCAATAGTGAATCTTTTGTAATCGGCACGGATTTGGGTCGCTCTCGTTTTGCCCAAGCTTGTGCGACCTTGAAAGCATCGGTGTATGAGCTAGCGATATACCTGAAATTTCCGTGCTGGACGAAAAGCCCAATCAATGGGTCATGGACTACCACTGGAGGGTTATGATATTTCCGACCAAAGATGGTATTGAACTGATGCACTAATTCGCTGCTTGTGGTTCCCAGGAAGCTCATATTTGTTGCGCTATGTCTTGCGGCAAAGGGGAAGCAGCACCCGCTGGTCCTGTCGGGCTTTGTAATGGACCGTCTTGTGTGGCCCCCGGAGTTTCTCCGACAGGCTGCTGCATTTGAACCACGTTCTGTGGTTGAAGTTGACTGGCGTAAATTGCTAACTGCTGCGCCGTAGGTTGCAGCTTGGCCTCGATTGCTTTCAACATCGGGTCCTTTTTCTCTTTCAACTGGCCCATGTGTTCGATGCCGTGCTGAAGTAATGATTGCGCCAATTCCGGCGTCATTTCGTTAGCGGCCAGCTTCTTGTTAGCGAACTGGTCTTGAATCATTAAATGGGCCTTGTCGTCGTCAGGCGGATGCACTTTCGGGGTGTATCCCAAGACCATCATCCCGCACTCAACTACCTGCTGTTCTTCTTGACCGTCCGTGATCGTTTGGGGATCGCGGTACAATCTCTTGACCATCCTTGGGTCATCCGCTTCCAGCAGCCACTTGGTTAGCTCGCCCTTATCTATGTAAGGATTGGTCTGGAGCAGGTTGTAATAAGCCATCCGCTTCTGCACAACGGCTCCTTTATTCCATGAATCAGCTGACCCGTTCGGGACAATCTCGTAATCCTTGTGTAACGCTGCTACGTCCAGGTTCTCCGGTTTGCCGTCCACTAGATACATCAACTGTTGATCAACATTCCCGTATTGAAGCAGGAGCGACCATCCAATGAGTAACCCTTCCGCCATGTCCAGCTTGCAGACTCTTGCCCTCAAGTCGTTCCCTTGGCTGGATTGAGCGGCTATCAACTGTTGGCCTGTTGCGGTCTGAGTTGGCGGCACGTTCCCGGTCAGATGTTCGGATGCGTTAAAGTTGGGTATCTGCGTGCGATCTTCGGCTAGCGACCGGCTTAGCTCCATGTCCTCGCGTAACTGAGGCGGTGGCCCCGGCATCTGAGCCAGCTTCAAACCAGCAGGCATGATCTTGCCCGGACCGCTCCTCCAATTCCCTGCGTTCGGGAGTGGGTTCGCCCCCGTATTCTCAAACATGGGCTTAGACGAAAAGTCCATGTGTTCGTGGATCGTGTTCCACGTCTTAGTCAAAGACATCTCGAAAGGAGCGTTGATCTCGATAATCCCGCGACTGGAGTAATGCCCTTTCCCCTTTATCTCAGCCCGAATCCTGAAGAACGGGAAATGTTCTCCACCAGCAAAGCAACCTTGGTTGTAAGGAAGTGTGAACGGCTGTCTAACTACGTTCTCATCCTCTTCGCAAGACAAGAGCGGGCTGATCGTTTCGACCGTTATCTTGCGGCTTTTCCGGTCGCGATTGTAGACTTCCCAAAGGATAATCTCGTTGTCGTCCGAGGAACAGTTGATGCCTTCCCGTTGGTCAACGGTATCCTTCTTGTTCGCTCCGTCTGCATCTTCCTGTCCGCCTTTGCCTTTGATCTGTTTAACAAAGTCAGGGTCTTGAACGAACTTGGAATTAGCTTCGTACTCGGCAACGCTCATATGCAGGATGTGAACCATCCAGTCGGTGCCCCCGTTCTGGTTGTATTCCTGGCAGGAGTTAGGGACGATTAAGTGCAACGGGTCGATCTGTTCCCAAGACAATCTATTGGTCCGCGTATCCCAATAGACTTTGATGGGTGTAAACGCTTGCTCCAGCATCTGGTCCAGAGCCACGAACATTGTCCGCTCAAAATTGGACCGCTGTTTAAGCTGGTAATCGAACCAGTACGTAACAGAAGAAGTCAGTTCTTCCTCTTGCGGTTTCAGACAAACGAAGTTGGCAATCGTTTCCGATCCGTACAACTGCTGAACGTAAGCAGGCTTTAGCTTCTCAATCAGCGTGTCACCGAGGGGATACCAACCATCGGGCGCTTTCGGGTACGGCTTGGACAACCTTCGCAGGCCGCCATTTCGCATTTTGTAGTTGCGCTCCTGACGCAAGGCCCAATCTTTGCGATCATCCAAGGCGTCATTGATTTGGTCGAAGAGGGACTTCTTCACGCTAAGACCTCCGGTCGAAACTTGGCCGTCAATCTGCCTTCAAGTGCGCTAAATGTTTCGTTCTTGCTGAGAATGCCGTGCTGATGTCCGCCGACGCAGGTCTTTACCCCGATAAAGTTTCCGGTCTCGAAACGGTCGATAACCGGGAAGTCAGGGCTATCCCTTAACGTCCACTGCTTCACGGCTTGCTCTTGTTCGGTTGTCATGTGCCGAAAAATGCTCCTGCTGCTGATACCCCGGCGTATTCTTCCGCTCGCTCGGTCTGTTCTTGCCAGTCCTCTGGAATACTGAAGATGGACTTCTCTACTGTCTGATAGTCGTAAACGTTGTTGGCCCCACAATAAGCATCTCCTCTATCGGGCGATTCAACCCCGCGCTTACGCATGTCGTACTTCTCTTCTGCGCCTAGCTTGCCCCGGCCCGTAAACGTCTTTTGGCGGCTGGTTAGTTGCGCTATCAGGATGTCGTCGTCAGGAATGATTAGTTCGCCTTTGCTGACCCCGATTGCTGTCTCATGCCAAGCTTCAGCACTCCAAGACTGGAAGCGTTCGTCGTTCCTGGCTTTGCTCCCGAAGTTCTGCCGGTGAATGGTCCACCCCAACGTCACTAGGATATCGAGTGCTTCCTTGTCCGCCGCGTCACCCCAAATCTGTTCTTCGCGCAGCCCGTTGTCTTTGAAAGCCCGTATTAACCGAGCGCACGCAGCGTGTTTATTGGCTTCCCTGAATGCCGCTTTAATCTCGGTCTTGTTCCCGTCCCGAACAGCCAGCACGTACTCAGCGTTGCCTTCCGCAAAGTCCACAAACCCGATCTGCAACCCGCGCTTATGCTTCGGCGGATTCTCGATTGCGTGCCTGACGCTGCTATGTGGGAAGATGAACTGAACATCATCCGTCTGTTCCATGAACTCCCCGTAAATGCAGGAGCGCGTGAAAGGATGGTTGTCGCCCCATTTATCAATGATCCGCTGAACCTTGTCGGGGCTGATGTGCGGGCAATCCTTTAACCCGGCTGCTACGCAATGCCATTTGGCGCGGTCTTTGGTCTGCGAGTTATAGAACGTCCCCTGCATTAACCCGCCACTTGAGCACAGGATGATGGCTTGATACCCGCACCGATCTATCCCCTGAAAGATTGGTTCTGGAACAGACTTAGCCTCGTCCACGATCCAGAGAAGCGGCGCTCCAGGCGAGCCATGCAATCCTTCAACGCGACCGGCATCATCGGTAACGAAAGCGATAATCTTTCCGCCTGTCGGGGTTGTGACTTGGTAATACGGGCTTTTAACACTCTTCCAGCCTTCAAGCTTATGTATCTCCCGCTCAATAGCGGGAATGATCTGCTCGTTTAACTGCTTTTGATCCTTGGTCGTTATCCCCACCTTGCCTTTGGGATGGACAGACGGCCAATAGGTTGCTGACCCTGCCACGATACGAGAGCTTTTCCCGGCCTCGTTCGGAGCCAGCGCACTGATCTGGACAATCGGCTTTGGATGTTCAGCGCCTTCCGACCATCCCGCTAATTGCAGAGGTGCGACAGCTTTGTTCTGCCAATCGTACATCGACAAGCCGAGAATGGCCTCGATGAATCCGAGGGGCGTACGGAGGATGTCTAGCTGGTCGATCATCAGTAGGGAGAAACAATCAGGCTCGGAGCTTCGGTAGGCGGCTCCTCCTTGCTGGCTTCCGACCAGAAACCCACCCTATCCCTTGCCTCTTTGTAGCTGCGAACCAAGTCGTACTCGGCATGTGCGTACAAGGATTGCAGCAATACCTCGTCGGCTTCGATGCGCCGTTGGAAGATGTCGTCCCCTGCCTGCATTGCTCCCAAGACTTCAATCCCGGCATCGGCAATTACTTGTTGCCGGGTGTCTGCGCTCAGGTCTTTCAGTTGGTCAGCCAGCATCATGGGATTAGCCGCCCCTTCGATAGAGACTCGCCGTGTTTACCCCTGGCCGGTTTGGGTCTTGGTTCGTGTGGATAC